GAATAGCAATTATAAAGATCAGAATATGATTTATCCGGGCGATAAAATCGCAATTCCTTCCACAAGCACAAGTGCCGGAGATGAAAAACCGCAGGTAACATCAGAAGCCGAATCCGTTCTTAACCTGGTAAATGAGGAACGCGCAAAGCAGGGTTTGTCAAAATTAAAGCTTTCTACCAAACTAAATGAGGTCGCTTTTGCAAAGTCAAAAGATATGGCGGTAAACCGTTATTTCTCGCACCAAAGCCCAACTTACGGATCTCCGTTTGATATGCTTAAAAAGTTCGGGGTGTCTTACAGGTCAGCGGGAGAAAACATTGCGGCAGGACAGCGAACGCCACAAGAAGCAATGAAAGCGTGGATGAACAGTTCTGGGCATCGGGCAAACATCCTAAACTCTAAATATACAGAGTTGGGCGTTGGCTATTATAAAGGTGGGTCGTATGGCCACTACTGGACACAATCATTTATAGGCAAGTAAAAAGCAGGGGATTTCTCCCCTGCTTTTTTTGTGTTTAAAATGGCAATTCATCTTCCGGGTTGATTTCTTCAAACTCCGGTTCTTGCTTCTGCTCAATTTGCGGTTTTTCTTCGCTTTCTTGCTTTTTGTCTCCGTCAAAATAGGCTCTTTCTGTAACGACTTCAATTGCCGTTCTGTTTTTTCCTTCTTTGTCGGTATACTTACGGCTTGAAATAAATCCTTCGATTATGATTTTCGAACCCTTCGGAAAATATTTGCAGATAAATTCAGCCGTTTTACCCCACGCAACGCAAGGGATAAAATCTACAATGCGTTCGTTCTCGGAAGAATAGTTTCGCTCTGTCGCAACAGCGAAAGAACAAACTGATTTTCCACTCGGAGTTTGCTTCAACTCAACATCACTTGTTAATCTTCCTTGAATAATTGATTTGTTCAACATAATACAATTTACAACCTCTTGATGTTTACTCGATATTGTACGGATTCCGGAACGGTGAAAGCATTCTTGACAAAAGACTTCCGCTCGATCAGATACTGCCCGGTTATTACTTTTTCTCGTTCTCCGATCTTTTCTTTGATTTGTCTGTCAACCTCGTCATATTGCTTTTTTGATTCTGCCAGTTCCTGCTTGCGATTAATCAGTTCGTCAAGTTCTTCATCAAGGTCAATGTCTGTAGGAATTCTGCGACATTCTCCGCAGACATGAGCCATAGGGCAATTTTCACAATATGCAATGTCTTCACACGGCGGTGGTGGTGTATTCTTACTCAGATAGTCATATACTCTCTCTGCCTTAGCAAGCATCTTTTCCCCGAAGTCATAATCAAGCGGCACTTCGATGAATTTTGTCTCACCCGTCAATTTGTTTGTTAAGGCAAAGAATCCTTTTTCCTTGCCGAATTTCAGCATATAGATGAACAACTGCGCCGGATAACACTGTAACCACGGGCGTTTGCTTTTGAGAAAATCGTCAACGCTGTTCAATTTTCCAAACTCAAACGGGGAAATGCCCTTGATTTCAACTGGAATTAACTCCCCGTTTTCGTCCTTAATACGAATATCTTCTCGCCCGGTAATAATTCCGCCTTTTACCTCGATTTTGAAGCTTCTCTGTGTTGGCGTGAAAACCTCGAAACCTGCTTCCTTTATGTTGTTGATAGTGTGCTCTTCAAGCGTGTTCCCCAAGTCGAAAATTTGCTGTAAACCAACATCGTGCGGCTTTGCATCTTCCCAGTTATGAATAGACAAATACAAAAACCGTTCACAAGGATGCCCAAGATTTGAAGCCCGAAGATTTCTGCAAGGATAAACCTTGATTTTGTCTGCTTTGGCCTTAAAAAGCCTGCCGTTAATTTCTGATGCGTTCATTATTCCTCTTCCTCTTGCTCTTCTTTGTCTTCAATTACATCATCATTATCTTCAATTACATCAAAACTGCCCTTGCAATTAGGACAGCCGAAGCAAGTTTCGTAAGCCGGAAAACCCCAAAACTCGCCCCTGCTCTCCTGCCATTGCGCCGGGTCATCAAATTCAAGACCGCAATCTTCGCAACGGTAATGATATGTCATACATTTGCCGCCTTTTGGCAATCCATACAAAGAAATTTCCCGAATTTGCTCTGCGCATAAGAAGCGACCTTCTGCGTTACAGGCTTTCCGCATTTTTCGCACTTCAAACCGCTGTCCTCTGCCTTCTGCGTGTTTCCGCCGTTGCTACCTGTTTTGAATGTGTATCCGGAAATCTTTCCGACATCAAGCCCCGCTCTTTCAAGTGTTGCAACATCAATGTTGCGCAAGTTTGGAATAAGGCGCTTGATACCATTGTTAAGGCAATTTGTGTATGCCGCCATTTTGACATCTCGGTCATCAATTTCGTCCGGCTTTTTAAGAGGTTTATCTTTCCCGGCTTTTGCGAAGAAATCTTCCTTCATGCTTCGGCTTCCTTCGCACTCGACAAACTGATCCTTGAGCATAAACCGCGCCTTGTAGGTATAAGTTTTATATCCTTCGTTGTCAAATTCAACAGTCGGCGCTCCGATTAGCTGAATAGAAATGCCGAACAGCCGTGCAACCTTCGTTGTTCCGCTTTCCTGCAGATACGGTTTCCCGCCGATCAGAACCCAATCCAACTCGTTTGTGATTTTCAAGGCGGCATCCATGATGCGATTCATTGCGACAATGTACTTTTCTGCCTTTTCCGCAAGATAAAGAATATTGTCGGTGTTTGTATCAAGTAAACCGCCTTCCTGCGGTCTTGCGGCAAGTTCAGAAATGTCCCCGTCAATAATTTTTACTTCGTTATTCATCTTTGTTTTTTTCCTTTCTTAACTCTTCAATCGTTTTGTGTGCTTCCTTTAATTCTCTTTCGAGATTAGAAACTTTAAAATTCAAAATGCAAATAGTGTCATTCTTTGATTTGATGCTTTGTCCGATTTCCTTCAAAAGTTCGTTGTACTTCTGTTCGTCCGACATTCTTTAACCTCTCTTTCATCATTATTTCGGCGATAGCGTTTGCTATCGCCCGAAAGTCAATCGGCTTTTCGGTTTCAACTGTTTCAACGATAATTTTCCGTTCAGCCAATTTTCTTCAACTCGCAAATTTCTTCGTCAGTCAAGGCGAATGCAAGTTGCAAATCGTTCCAAAACGCCTTCCTTCCCTCTCGTTTGCCGTTTTCAATGGCGGAATAAGTAGGCCGAATGCAACCGATTTTCTGCGCCATTTCTTCCTGTGTCAAGCAATGCTTAATTCGGAAGATTTTCAAGTTTGTGCGAATAACCGCTTCTTTGTTCATTTTGTTTTCTCTCCTTTCTTACAGAATAGACCATTCTGCATATTTTTATTCACGGAAGTGACTTTGTGTCGCATTTTAAGCAAACGCATTACTCCCTTTTGAGTGCTTGCCCACAATATGGGCAAAACTGATATGCCCTTACTGAGATAAGTTCAGAGCAAACTGGGCACAAATAAAAATTCAATTTGTATTTTTCGCCCGTTTCTTCGTCTTCATCATCAAACACTTTCTCTACGCATTTCTGCGTGATTTGCTTTTCAAGTGCTTTTATCTTCGCATAATTCGCGCACAGTTCTTCAATGCACTTTGTGAAAATGTGGTTTTTCTCGCAATCGGCGCAAACCATTTGGCAAGTGATTATTGCTTCTTCGTATTTCACTCTCTTTCCCTCTCTTCCGCTTTTTCGATTTCTTCTTTTGTGAGGAATACGGTTCTCCCGATGCTCCCAAAACAATATTTCTTAAACAACCGTTTGCCAGTTTTTGTAACCGCTTTCAATTTCATCAACTTCTGCTTCTTTGTTTTAATTACGGAAACAACTTCCGCTCGGCAAAAACACTCTCCTGCTATGTATATTGATTTACAATTTTCAATCCCTACGCCCCATGTTGCACAATTAACATACACGGAAGCGCCAACTTTGCACGGAAGGTAAACACCACCGGATTTGTCTGCAAAGAACTTACATTTGTTAATTGCATACATACGGCAAACTCTATCGTGAATACAATTTTTACAAATCATGCTTTAATCCCCTTTCATATACGCGCCGCAGTTGGGGCAATATCTGTATACTGCGTTAACCATATATGCTACCTGCCTACAGCATGAACAAATGCGGCGGTAACTTTTGGGAGTGGTCGGAACTGTTCTAAACCACTTCCCGTGGCTGACTTCCTGCACATCGGCGGGCGGTGCATCATAAATTGTCTGGATCGCATCGTAAATGAACACTGCATTCGGCACATCCTGAACTGTATCGAGAGAATCAATCGCATCACAAAGTTTTTCAGCATCAATGTATTTCTTCATTGGCATCTCCTTCTTCCTGTTCTTTTCGGCATTCTTCATCAAGTCGCTTGATAATGTAATCTGCATTGACATCCGTCAACATTCTGAACCATGCCGAATGAAAAAATTTGAGAACCTCTTTTTTTACATCAGTGCGCCCTTTTTTTATAGCAAGGCGGTAATCTTCGCACGCCCTAACGATAATGGCATTGCAGAGTGCTTCTACTTCTCCACGACTGCTTGATTTTCCTGCTTTACTGTCGCTCGATTCTAACAGTCTGTTAACTTCATCTGATTTCATTATTTTTCCCTCTCTGCCGGGGAAACCGCCCCGGCTCGGCGTTTGTTTTTATCCTACTTGCTTAACCTCGCGAACCAATCGCCCGAAATCTTTACTTGATATTCCGTACCTCTCGCAAAGGTCAATCGCTCTTTTAATGTTTCCTCTTGCAATTTCAATCTTTAGGAACATTTCAATATCGCGTTTTCTGCTTCCGTGTGTCTTGTTCATCGTTGCTTTTCCTTTCTTAATGTTGCGTTCCGTTGCTTTCGGGGCGGATTTAACCGCCCCGCTCGGCTCTTAAATTTATAAAGTAAAAGCGTATGCCGCTTCGCTTTCCGATTCCCCCGCCGCAAGCGCCGCACTGTACCTGAGCATTTGCCTTTCAGCTTGGATTTCCCTTATTCGGCGCAATGTCGGCCAGTCAACTTGCGCCCCAACAAAAGGCGCTTTATCCATAAGCCTTTCAATTTCTTCGATTCTTCCATAAATTTCTTCCCATTGTTCTTTTGAAAAAGTCCCTCTCGGCGCATCATTCATTTCAATTTCCCGCACTTTAAGGTGCTCATACATTGAATAAAGATTGAAATGTTCAGATTCATTCACTCTGTACAGCTTCATTTTCATTTTTCTTGTCCTTTCTCGGATTACCCGCGATATCCCTCGCGGATGATTTCTTCGGAGATACAAAAATCAGAGGTCGTGTCAATAGCGGCAATTCTGATTTCCTCTCTATCGTAAAACGGGTCTACAGTTAACTCTTTGGCCATCTCAACCGCTCTATCGTGGTCACGACTGCCCGTGTCCCAATCGTAATTATCTCCGTGCTGGACGGCGTAAAAAATCTCTTCTTCCATCTTGTTTCCTTTCATTTCAAGTCGTTGTAAGCGTTTACATTTTAGGGCGGTTTAGCCGCCGCCCTTCGGCATTTTACATTAGGCTTCGAGATAGCCTTTGGTGTAGATTAGGATGTTCCCGTTTTCGCTGATGATAACCTTTTCTACGATTTCCGTACCTTCCCTCAATTCCGTGTTGAACTTTTCCAAGTCCTCTTTACTGATTTTGAATCCGTTAATGTAAAGCATTTCTTTTTTCCTTTCTTTTGGAGGGCTTTCTGCCCTTCCTCTGGTAATATTATACTACATTTTGTATCATTTGTCAAGGGTTTTTGCAAAAAATGTGCCGTTTTGTAGCATTTCTACATTTCGCACAAAACTAACTTATAATTTTATACAACTTGCAAACAATACGGATATGAGAAAACAAATAGCTTTATACATGATTCTTGCCGCCCTTGTCTTCGGATTTGCAACAACCTCTTTTGCCGCGCAATATCACATTGTCAAGCAAGGCGATACAATGTGGAAAATTGCACAGCAGTATAATGTCCCGTTTGCAGAAGTATTGAAACTGAATAGCAATTATAAAGATCAGAATATGATTTATCCGGGCGATAAAATCGCAATTCCTTCCACAAGCACAAGTGCCGGAGATGAAAAACCGCAGGTAAC